TAGCATCCTCAATAATTGACATATAATAATAAAGAATTTATTATATTTAATTAACTGAATATTATATGAACAAAAAAATAATTATTATTATATTATTGATTTTATTATTGTTGTTTAGTTGTTATTCAATAAAAGAAGGTTATGATAATTATAGTCATTCTGATATACCAATTAATACTACACATAGTTGTCAAAATTTTTGTAATCCTCAAAATATATGTTCTATAACAAAAGAACAATGTATTTCAGATATTGAATGTCATGGTTGTTTAACTACACAAAATACAAATAAATCATACAATAATAAAATTGTAGCTTATAATGATTCAGGCAAATCGACTGATAATATGCCTGAATCTTCTGTCTTATTAACCGATATAGGAACAAAAGCGTATCAAATACCGAATAAAGAAAATAGTCCACCCGATTCATACAATGAAGGAAAGAATACATGGAGAAAAAATTTTGATTATGAAAAATTATTATATGATCAAAAATATAATCCGTCTCAGTCTAAATCCAATTATAATACAATCCCTACATTATCAGGTCAATTTACATATACTGGACCCAGTCCTTCTAATTCATAAAAAAAAGAGAAATAAATAAAGAAATAAATAAAGAAAGAATAAAAAAGAAAGAAATAAAAAAGAAAGAAATAAAAAGAAAGAAAGAAATAAAAAGAAAGAAAGAAATAAAAAGAAAGAAATAAATAAAGAAAGAATAAAGAAAGAAAGAATAAAAAAAGATTTTTTTTAAGTAGCGTATAATAATCCACAATTACCTCCGACGAAATTAATCATATTATATCTTTCTTCATAAATAATCATATTATAATTATAATCGTATATTCTCCATGTAGGTTTATTAATACCTACAACATTTCCGCTTTGAGGATCGCAAATAACCAAACTTTGAGCATTTGGATCAACAGGAGGAATAATGGTTACAGTTTCTAATTCAACATTTGAAAATCGATTCATATTCATGGCACCACTAGGTTGTAAATCTAAATTAGAAGAGTTTATACAAAAATTATACAAATATAATCCATCAATCCCAGAACCACTTGCTCTTGTATATTTTTCAATATAATTATAGACCCCGGCCGGTTGTTGATTTTCTCTATAAATTCCATCTAATAAAATACCCATACTTATTAAAATATTTTTAGTATTTTCAAAATTATAATTTCCAGTGATCATCCAACCTGTTAAAAATCCGCTAGTATTTACACCAGGTCCAATATTTACTTCACCATTATTTCTAATAACAGACCAATTACCTGCCGTAGGCGCTTGTATCAAATCATTTGGTAAATAACTATATGGCCAATTTGTATAATTACTCCATTCATTGCGTAAATTAACATCACTTCTTTGAAAATAAAACATCCAATTAGATACCATTCCAATTGAATCTAAACTAATACGGTTTGAACCAGTTACATTATAAAATATTTGTTGTCGTACTTGTTTAAATAAATATTTCTGTTCTTGTAGAGCAAATAACCTAGACTCTTCATTTGACAGAAATCCATAAGTACAAATTAAATGAACATCAGCATTCCATAATGTTCTTGTATCTACATAAGAATTTACACCTAATTCAATGTCAGGAGGTGTTTGTAAAAATCGATAGAACTGCATGTAATACAAATTTAAATTAGGAGCAACATATGGAAAATTATTAGTATAATCAAAAACATCTCTAATTTGGAATAATTCTTGAACAGGTTTAATAGTAATATTTATATGAAGTTCATTATATTGTAAAGAGACAAGAGGAAATGCCATTTGACTTTTAAGTTGAAACCAACTATTTAAAGGGATATATAATATATTTCCTCGTATACTAGGTTCTGATCCCGCATTGTCTGTCGTATAATACGCATTTGGATAAGAGTTTACACGAGTACCAGAGTTGGCAGGGTTAAATATTTCAGGAACATGTCCAATCATTTCATTAAATAGTTCTTTTTTATTGATAGAGAAATCTCTCAAAACTGAATTTAAAATATAGGATCCAGAAAAGGCTTGTAATGTTTGATTTCCACAAGTGATGGTAATATTTGAAATCATTTGTGCGCCGATATATTCGATCCATCTAAATTCATATGGTACCCATTGTTCATTTGTTTCTGGACTAGGTGGCATAATAGGACTCCAAATATTTGGTAGAGCAACAGATAAATAACAATCCATTAATAAATCGGCATATCTAGGAATTTTAAAGGTGAACTTAGATTCTTCTGTCATTCTCAAAGTTTTGGATCCATCAAAATCAACTCTAAATTTTTGTAATCCAAAGTTAGTATATTTCGAATAAGTAGATTTGAAAAAGGTTTTTGAAGGATTTCCATTTAATATAACATTTTGTTGTCCTTCGGATACTAATTGCATTAACCCACCCGGCATAATAAGTATATTACATTTTATTTAACTTCTTGTGTATATTATGAATAATATAAATATAATTATTATAATTTTAGTTATAATACTTATTTGTATTTTTGGAGCAATTTATAGTTCTTATACATCTACAGTTGTCGCTTCAACAATTAATACAAAAATACAACCATTAGATTTAAAAGTTTGTAGTACTATAGATTGTAGTCAAAATTTATTTCCAAATTGTTATGACGCAAGTTGTGGTGAGTTATTATTAAAAACAGTAAGAGGGTTATTCCCAATACAAGATTATTATATATTATCTTCATATAATTCTTGTAATACAGGAAATAGTCCAAAAAATAATACAGTTAGTATAACTTCTTTACAGAATGTGATAAAACAAGGTGTACGATTATTAGATTTTGAAATATATTCTATTAATAATGAACCAATTGTTTCAACATCAACGACACCAAGTAATTATTATATTAAAGAATCTAATAATTATGTAAATTTTTCAGACGCTTTTGAAACTGTTATAAATAACGCTTTTAGTATTTCATCATGTCCAAACCCAACAGATCCAATATTTATAAGTTTGCGAATAAAAAGTACAAATCAGAAAATGTTTGATAATTTAGCAAATATATTTGAATCTTATCAAAGTACCACTACATATATGTTAGATCCTGAATATAGTTTTGAATATCAACATTGTAGCAATGGAACAAATTGTTTAAGTCAAAATATAACAGAATTACCTATTTATTTATTTAATAGTAAAATAATTATAATGGCAGATAAAATAAATACTAGTATATTAGATAATAAAAATTTAATGGAATTTGTAAATATTACAACAAATTCTATAAATTGTCGTTTAATTACTAATTATGAAATGAAAAATTCACCAGATCAAGTAGAACTTCAATCATTTAATAAAATTAGTTGTACAATAGTTACTCCAGATAGTGGTTCAAATCCAAGTAATCCTAGTATTCAAATGGCAAATATTTTGGGAATTCAATTTACAGCCATGAATTTTAGTAACGTAGATTCAAATTTGACAGAATGTATAAATTACTTTAATAAAGAAGGATATTCTTTCGTATTAAAACCGGTTAATCTAAGAAGTGTTCCAGTTATCATACAAACAGTTGATCCAAATCCTCCTAGTTATAGTTTCGCTCCAAGAACAATTGAATCCAGATATATTAAAGCGAATATATAATAAGAAAATAAATACTATATTATGAGTAAATTTAAATGTGATAGTGGATTATCATTAGAAGAGTGCGAGTTAACTATATTAAGACTTGCTGTAGATAAAGCAGATGAAAATATTAAAAAAAAAAATATTAAATCGCCTGAAATTAAAAAAATGATATATATTGTTGAAAAATTTATAAGAAGAAGAAAATTAATTGTTTATGGAGGAACGGCAATTAATTCTATTCTTCCAATTGAAGACCAATTTTATAATAAAAATATAGATATTCCAGATTATGATTTTTTTTCATGTGATGCGTTTTCCGACGCTAAAAAATTAGCCAATTATTATCATGATCATGGATTTACTGAGATTGAAGCAAAGAATAGTGTTCATAATGGTACTTATAAAATATTTGTAAATTTTATTCCTATTGCGGATATTACTCAATTAAATTATAATATTTTTAAATCTATAAAAAAAGATGCGATTATTCAAGATGGTATATATTACGCTCCTCCGAATTTTTTAAGAATGTCTCTTTATTTGGAATTATCTAGACCAGCGGGGGATACTTCTAGGTGGGAAAAAA